TGGCTCTGGTTCCGGTTCTGGCTCTGGCTCTGGCTCTGGCTCTGGCTCTGGCTCTGGCTCTGGTTCTGGCTCTGGTTCTGGCTCTGGTTCAGGTTCTGGTTCTGGTTCAGGTTCTTGCTCTGGTTCAGGTTCTGGTTCAGGTTCTGGCTCTGGTTCTTGCTCTGGTTCAGGTTCTGGTTCAGGTTCTGGCTCTGGTTCTTGCTCTTTAGGTAGATATAAATTATCTTTCACATAAGTCATTTGTGGATCTAGATCCTGATTAGTAAAAGAATAATTTGTATTGGTGTTCATAGCATCTACTATAGAATTTGCAACATTATCTAAGTTATATACTATATTTTCAGTTACAGACGGAACATTTATTATAATGACTTTAAATTGTATACTAGAAATTGTTATATTTTCAATAATAATTTTATCTATAGAAATGCTGTAAAGATTAGAAATAAATTTCTTTAAAACATCTATTTGTATTGAAGAAATTAGTGATGTAAATGTTGTAAAAAGATTACCACTTGACATATTCAATCTAAAATAAATATTAAAATAAGTTTCATTATCACACTCGATCATTTCGACTCCCTTTTTACGTATATATCTATCATATGACATAATCTTTTTTATAGATGTACCTTTACGATTAAAATCACCCATGTTATATAATTTAATTATAAATTAAATTTAATTATTTGAATGCTAAAAAATATAAACGTTCATTTGATTTATTTGTATTTATAACATCATATATAGATTTTTCATCCATTTTCAAATAAGGCCTATTAACGTTATTTATAATTAAATCTAAATAATCTTCAACGCTATAACTTCCTTCTGATACAGGTAAATATGTTCCCTGACATATAATAGAATCCTGTTGTCCAAATATCCAAAGATTACAAAAATTAGGTATAAGTTGAACATCCATGAAATTTAAAAAAATTAATTTAATAATTTCTTTAATATGTATTTCACCTATTTTATTAGTCTTAACTATTTCTTTAATATATTCTGAATTAAATAAATCAAAAATAAGATGAAATTTTTTATTATGTATATAATCAAGATGTCCTCTCAAAGATTTTGTTTGATCAGCCTCAAAAATAAATAATTCATACGATTTATCATTAATATTAATAAAAGTATTAATGTTACAAATATTATTATCTGATTGAAAAACTAAATCCTTTTTTTCAACATTTTTTTCAACATTGGTTTGTTTATTTATTTTTAAATAACTTTTTAATAATTGTTCATTTAATGACTGATATATTTGGGGATTAGGAAATTGTGCAACAGTATTTTCTGATTTTGAGTTTGTATAATTTTTAAAATCATTGCAAAATTCATTATAATAAGTATCAATACTTGTCTTTCTAGTTGGAAATATGTTCATATATATATAATAATATATATATAAACAATAGATCTTCTAACATATAAACTTTTGATTTTGACACATAAAATTAGCCCGTTTTTTTTTCATTAAATATCTTTCTTGCGAGAATTTTTTACCATATCTTGTATCTGTATTTTGAGAATTTTGTTTATAACGTAACTTTGATTTATTAAATATACCAAAGTTTGCTAAAGGGATATTTGTTACTATATTATTATTAGTTGTATCCTTTTCTGCATGATTAAATTTAGTTTGTTTTTTCACATTTGTTCCTGAAGAAGAGGTAATTTTATACATTTTATTATTAAAAATCATACCTATTTTTTTACTTCTATCAGGTATAGTTGTTGATATTGGGGGGTCAGTAATAAAATCTTCATTATCATAAGCAATGACATTATTAACAATCATAGGTGCAATACTTCTATGAGAATAATCTGTAGAACATACAAAATGACTGGCTGGAGAGTTTGATTGATTAGCACATCCACATGACATTATATAAAATAAATATATAATTAATTTTACTAAAATTAATATCATTAAAATTAATATCATAAAATTAATATCATTAAAATTAATATCATAAAATTGATATGAATATTTTATAAAACAAAAATATCATTATTCAATGTTCAAATGTCATAAATGCAATAAAATTTATAAGAGAGAGAAACCATTTATCAGACATGAAAGTAGTTGTCAACGAAAACCGAAAAATGTACGTCCAAGTTTAGATCAAATGTGGTATATTATCTTAAAACAGCAAAAACAATTAGCAGAACAAAAGGAAGATATAGAAAAACTCAAAAAAATAGTCAATAAAGATGTCAAAACGATAGATATGAATGACTGGTTAAATACTAATGTATCCCGAAATATCAATTATTCTACATGGATCAAACGACACATATCGATAACCGCATCTAATATGAAATATATCATGCAACATACATTTTCAGACTCTATTTCGGTTTTATTAAAGCATATTCAATCAATGGAAAAAGAAATCATACCCATATTTTGTTTTAATTATCCAAAAAAAACAATATATATATATGAAAATCAATGGATTAAAGCAACCACTGAACACACAAAGATGTTATTAGATGAAATAAATTTACAATTATTAAGACATAATATTGAATATGAAAAAACATTAGATGAAAAAACATTATATTCTGTAAAACATCTAGAAAATAATGAAAAATTATTTATTATTAATTCAAAAAAAAAAGAAAGTATTCAAAATAAATTAAAATCAGAAATCATAAATCTCTTAAAAATAGATTTAAACGACTTAAATAAATATAAATTTAGCATATAGATTATTTAATCGACATTGGATGAAAATTGAAGGAAATATACATATAACAATATGTCAAGTATAAACACTCAAAATGTCTGGAGAAACAATGCTTCTCAACCAAATCAAAATATTGGGGCGCGTATGGACACAGAAAGTAATTGAGAATGGAATTACACAAACCGCACCAGGATCTATTAAATATTTACTGTTTGGTGCACGACCAAGTCAACAGTCGATTTCCATTAAGTTTGGAAAGTTAGGTGAAATTTTGGCTATGAAGATGATCAATGATTCACCTCATTTATCTCTACTCGAATGTGGTGTCCGCTGCATAGATGAAGAAAGTAAGAAAAATAAAGATTTTGATTTGGTATGGGCAGACCATGAGAAAAAAATTATTGGATATCGGGAATTAAAGGGGAATATTGAAATGGATTCCGAAAAAATTCCAGCAACAATCGAAAAAGTAAATGAATTAATGGAACATCTTACTGCTAAAGAAGACTATAAGGATTATACTATTGATAGTGGTATTTTAAATTGGTCGATTTATGACCGGTCAATTCTCACAAAAGGGAAAAGTAATATAAAAAAATGTGAACAAAGTGGAGTTAAAGTTGAACATATGGGAGATTTCTTGAAAACCATCAATTTCGAATGGGAACAAGCAGATTATTATAATTATATGAAAGAATTGGGAGCAATGGTAGAGACAGGTTTGTTTACTGATAATTCTTAATAATAAGATGTTTTGTATTAATTTCCTCACCTATTCTTTTAGAATGTAGTTTAAATCTATATTTTTTATCATATTCTCCAACAATGTAGTCTTCATATAATTCTTGAATAAATGGTGTTTTTCCAATTATCATCAAACATTTAATATTAGTTTCTTTAAAACATTTTGCTAATTTTTTCTGCTCTTCTTTTCCAAAAGTACAATATCCATAATCAGTAAACTTACTATCATATGGCGGATCCAAAAACATAAAATTGTTCGGATCATTATAATTATCAAATATATGTTCAAAACCCTTATTAAATATCTCTGTTCTCTTTAACAATGCTTCATAATTCGGATCCTTAATGGTTTCATAATTATAAGTCTTATATCGTCCAAAAGGAATATTAAATTTACCTTTTTTATTATATCTCAACATACCTCTAAAACATGTTTTTCTAAGATAATAAAATCGTTTTGCATTATCTAAAATATCTGTATTGTCATACGCTCTAACCTTATAATATGTTTCCTCTTCATTTGGATGTGCTTTCATAAAATCATATATTTCATTTGTATGTCCGTTTTTAATTGATTGGTAAAAGTCAACAAGTTCTTTATGAACATCACTTATAACTGCTTTATCAGGATTTAAGTTGAAATATACAGCACCTCCACCAATGAACGGTTCTAAATATGTCGAATAATTCTCAGGAATATGTGGAAGTATTTTTTTTAATTCATCCTTCTTTCCACCGCTCCATTTTACTATTGGTTTTAAACTTGGTCGAGGAGGGACAGTTGTTCCTAGTTTCTCATCTATAAGTTTATTGACTAATTCTTCTAATTTTCCTTCTTTAACACATGGTGTTTTTCGCTTTTTGTGTTTGCTGTAATGAGACTTTTGTTTAAAATCACGACCGCACTTTTCACAACTATAATTAACCATTTTTAGTTATATAGTAACAACTTATTTTTAATTCAATTTTGTTTAACAAGATATTTAATAAATAGATTTAAACGACTTAAAAAAATATAATTTTAGTTATATAAATGAAAAACTTATATTTAATACGACATGGGTATGCTCTGCATAATTTTTTATATTGGAAAATAGGCACTGATGCGTATGATATAAGAGATACTCAATTAATGCAAAAAGGTGTAGAACAGGCTACCAATTTAGGCAATACGTGGAAAGAAAAAAAGGATATTGAATTAGTTATTTGTTCTCCGAGTATTCGAACCCTAGATACGGCTCTCCTAATATTTGGAGATACAAATCACCAAATAATAGCATTAGACTCAATACTAGAATATCCACAGGGAAATGAAGAATGTAACAGACGAAAAGATATATCGGTACTCAAATCATTATACCCACAAGTCGATTTTTCTAATTTGAAAGATGAAAAATTACCATGGAAGAATGAAAAAGAAAGCATTAGTGAATTGTGCTGGAGAGAGAGAGAGTTTATAGATTGGGTCAAAAAACGTGATGAAAAAAATATTTGTGTTGTAAGTCATAGTTCCTTTATCGGAGATCTAAAAGATGGAGTTATAGGTGACGAAGAACATGAACTCAAACATTGTTTTCCTTACAAATATGATGTAAGATAATTTTCTAATAGATTAAATAAAGTTGTATTTATCTTTAAAAGAAACTACTTCCATCATCGGGACCTTCATTTTTCTAGCCTTATCTGCTTTACCAGTATCATCATCTATATCTTTAACAACCACCATAAATGTATTTTTACTTACACTTCCAGACAGTTCAACTCCAACTTCTTCCAATATAGTAGTCAATTCTTTATCTCTAAATCCAGTCATAACGATTTTCTTCTCATACAATGGATGTGATTGATCTTTTTTTGATGGGTTTTGTACATTTAATTTATGTTCGAGATCAATAGACTTCAAGAAATCTTTAAAATTATCTATGTACGGAACAAACATTTGAGCAGTTTTTGTTTTAAATCCCTCCAATCCAATAATCTTTTCCATTTTTTTTTCATTACTTTCCTTTGAAATCAAAATATCGGGATACCGTTTAAGAATTTCAATAACACGTCGTTTACCTAATCCACGTTGAAATAAATTGGATGCCACCATCAAATCTTCTATCGAAGCAGATCCTAGTTTTTCATGTACCGAATTATAAACTTTATTAGCCATTTTTTGTTTAAAACCTTCTACCATTAAGAAATTTTCCACCGTCATATTAATAATTTTTGGAATAGTATCAAATCCAGCATTCATAATTCGTTTCACATTTCCTCGTCCTAGTCCTACGACATCAATATTTTTAAAGAAATCTTCTATTATTTTAAGATTTACAGTATCATTATCACCAAAATCTGTTAAAATGAAATCTTTTTTGGTCTCATTCCATTGATATTTGATATCTTCGTCGGGAAGTTTGGGTTCTTCCGATGGTTTAATTACTTTTTCTACCTTAGGGATGACATCTCCACTGCGAATAAGTAGAATAACAGACCCGATACCTATTTTGTTTTTTACAATAAAATCTGCATTGTGAGCAGTAGCATAAGTAATAGTTGCTCCGCCTATTTTGACAGGTTGAATTTGAATACGAGGTTTTAGATATCCTGATTTACTAGGCGTCCAAATAACATCGACTACTTTTGATTCAACCATTTGATCACTCAGAACCATTTTAAATGCAAAAGCATGTTTTGGATTTTTAGAAGTCCTAGGATATTGATGATTATCTACCACAATAACACCATCTATATCATATTCATAATCATCGCGCCATCTCATCAAATACTTCGACAACTCTTCGTTAGAAATACTCGCCTTTTTTTTATGAATAACTACATTCTTCATTACATTTTTTAAGAATTTAAATTGTTTACTTGGAACTAATTCGGGCTGAATTACTTCATATGCTACAAAATCAATATCTAACCATCGTTCCGATAAACTTGTTTTCGCATTTGCAGTCCCAGCAATCATATTTCTAACATTTACAAATTTATCACTCCAATTTTTTTTAAACGTATCCTTTTTCATTAATAATTCACCTCGAATAGTAATACCCTTTTTCGTGGGCAGATCCAAATATTCTATGGCATGACTGATATCCTGACCAACTTTACCATTTCCCCGCGTATAGAGTTTTGGCTCATCTCCTTCTGTACTATACAATGCTGAAATACCATCTAACTTAGCACTTAGTACAAAAGGCCCTTTATACTTTTTTAACCAATTTACAACCGCACTGCTATCTGGTTTAATTTTATCCATTGACCACATTTCATAAGGCAACGTTGCCTTTTTTTTATCTACTGAACATGCTGTATGTCCTTCATTTGCAGCATCGTTATCTGGATATTTTTCTTCAATATAATCTTTCAAAATATCATACTGTTCATCTGTCATAACAGACTTATTATTACAATAATACTTTTCATTCGCATATCTTATCACAGCACTTAAATCTGTTTCAATCATAGCCTCCAATATAGGTTGTCCATGTTTTTTATACTCTACCACATAATGTTTTACAGAGTGCCTTTTTTTAAGTGTTTTTTTTTTAGTTCCCTTTTTGATGTTTTTTTTCATAAGTTTCGTATTAACATCTTTGGTTGGTTTTTGAATTAATTCAACAGCGTTTCCATCCAATCTCTCTGTAGGTTCTTTGTAGATCATTCCTAAAAACTCAAATATAGACTGTTCATCGGGGAAATGTTTATTAAGTTTTGTTGTTTTCTTACCATCTACCATTTTCGTAAACCCATGTTCATTCATAGAATATCCTAAATCTAAAGCACGTTGCCTCATAACTGTATTGAATTCTTTGCTCCCAGTAAAGTACAGTATTGCAAATGCAAATTGATCTTTTGGTGTAAACATAAAGTCGATTCGTCTTGCAGATTTATTCTTTAGTTTAGAAATTCCTAAACATTTGATGGAACCTCTAGAAAGTACTTCTATCATAATTTTTTTGCGAATAAGTTCATCAATAAAATTAATAAATACAGTGTCATCATCACCAGTAACGATAATGTCTATATCACCTGATTCTTGTTTTCCCCTGCGATATGATCCAACGATCTCAAACCTTGAAGTCGCTTTTTTTACTTTATCAAAGTGTTTTTTAAGAGATTTTTCATATTTTACTATTTCAGCTCTCGGAATTCTTTCTAAAATATCCTCATAGTATTGTAGACCCTTTTTCTGAACATCATTCAACACTTCATTTTGGTGATCTCTAAGTTGCTTAATACTCGTTATTTTATGTTTTTGAACAAGTTCTTTTGCCTTTTTTGGACCAATTCCATAGACATCTGTAAAAATAATCATTGGATTGTTTTTCTCTTTTTCCAATGCATGTAAGGTACCTGTTTCTTTAAATTCTTGAAATTTTTCAATGATAGTATTACCGATCCCCTTAATACCATTTAAATCTTCTTTATTTACGACTGGTTTATTATGAAGAACAAGTGCATCCTTTGCCTTTGAATATGCCCTGGCTCTGAAATGTTCACCCTTTTGATACATAAGTTTTTCAAGTTTTTCAAGCACATTGGTAAATTTTGATTTAAGATCCATATTTTTATTAATAGTTGAATTATTTAACTCATTTTTTTATTCAATTTTATTAGATTTTTTAGAAAAATAGTTATTGAGAAAATCTTTAGAAAGCAAATTATCTAAATATTTTTTTTTCTTTTTTTCAACAGTTTGATTACTTGCATCATTTTTAACATAGTCATTTTTATTGATTTCTATCTTGGGCAATTTAGATTTTAAAGTATTCATATTTTATAAATAAAATATATAAAATATTTATATAATGAACAATTATTTGTATAGCGAAGGAACTATGAAAACTACTGTTAATAATCAGGTAATAGATGATAAATCATACAAATTTGAATATGATGGAGATATAGGTAAAGGGGTTGTTCAAAATAATAAAGATTCATATTATGTTGAACTGGATGATGGGGATTTTGAAAAGATATTTAAGAAAAATCACGGTAGAAATACTCAAAATATTGAGAGTAAATTAAAAGATTTATTAAATGATAATAAATCTCCAAAGAGCAAAACAAAGAGCAAAACAAAGAGCAAAACACGTAAAAAATCAATGAAACCTTCTATAAAAAGCAAGAGTTTTCAAGAAAGAAATAATTCAACAACACCTATAACTAAATCCCAAACTCCTAAAAAATCAATTCGAAAATCTACACAAAAAAAGAGAAAATCTAAGAAAAAATCTAAGAAATCAATAAGAAAATCTAAGAGAACAATAAGAAAATCAAAGAGATCGATAAAAAAAACAAATAAAATGCCATTGGAAACTAACTTTTTAAAAACATTAATATAAATAATTTGATAGATTTATGAAATTATTTTAATAATATATTAATATTTTTTTCTTAAAACAGTTAAAATAATTGTGTCTTGTTTTGGTAATAATTTTTTTTTGCGTTTTTCAGTAAATTTTTTTGCTAAATTTTTATCCATATTATTTAGATAACTATGAGATGCATATATCATTTCAAATTTGGGTTCATCAATGGCTACTAAATCAACAGTTAATCTATAAATTTGTTTGGCATATTTTATAAAATCGGAAAATAATTCATCATGTTCTTCAAAAATAAATGTCAATATACATTGATTTTTAACGATTGTTCTACCTCGACCTTCTATATTGAAACTATCATAAAAATCAATATAACGACACTCTTTTGCCTTTGCCAATAAAATGGTTTTTATTTTATGTAAATTTATTGATTGTTTTAAACTTACAGATAATTCTATCATATATCCCATTTGATATATGTAAATAAAGTTTTTAATTAAAATTTAATAAATTTATTTATGTAGGTGTTTGTTTAATTTAATTGAAAAATAAGTTATTATATATATAATGAGTGATCCAAGTTGGAAAAAATCAAATCAAACTAAAACATTTACAAATGTTAAAATAGATGAATTAAATTATGAAAAGGGTAAATGGAAAAATGTAAATACCGATCATACTGTTAGAGGTATAAAAAAAACTATCAAGAAAGTAGTACAAAAATTAGATAATCAAAATGTAGTTGTTGGTATTGATACCGATCAACCATTTAGTAAATTATCTTTAGGAGATAATGAAGGTAAAACAACAAATATTACAGGATCTAGTCAAATAATATCATCTATTAATACTCTTACAAGCGATTTATTTTCAGGTGAAACCAATACAATTGCTTTGCAAGAAAAAGCAGACGGTACAAATTTACATGGATTTACATATTTAGAAGGACTTGATCTGAAAACGATAAGAACTACTACCACCACAAATACAGGAATTGGAATATCTGTTAATAGTTCAACTGCGGCGCCTGATCCAAGAGAATGTGCAGTTTATATAGACAGTCAAGACTGTGTAACAATTGGAACACCACCTAGAAATATAAATGGATCAAATGTAATATATGAAATAAAACCAGAAATTAAGTTAGATGTGAATAGTAGTGTTAGAGTAGATGGGTTTATAAGTTTTATTCCTGACTTTAATAATTCTACAACTGATCAATTGGGTGAAGGTCAAAATTTAGCGTATAAAGTATGGAAAACAGATCCATCTCCATCTACTCTAAACTTTCCACCAGGTGCATTTTTTATTGCAACTCATAAAGCATCTTCTTCAGATGATCCGGCACCAACATTGTTTATAGTTGATTCTCAAGGCATCCCATCTGATGTTATTAACACAACCAGAGAGTGGGTCACATCACAAATTAGTGATATTAGTGGTGGTGGTCAAATTACAGCAAAAAATTTAAAATCAAACACACTGGATACAGAAACAACAATAGGACATGGACAAATTCCTTACCAATCCGATGACAACATCACATCATTCTCCAACAGCTTAAAATTTTCGAATGGTCCGAGTGGTAAAATTCTCACATGTCCCAATTTTCAGGGTAATGCTAGTAGTGCTACTATATTAAACAATGCAAGAACCATAGGTGGTGTAAGTTTTAATGGAAGTCAAAATATTAATTTACCTGGTGTAAATAATGAGGGTAATCAAAATACAACTGGTAGTGCTGCAACTTTAACAACAGCTAGAAAAATTGGTGGTGTTGCTTTTGATGGGAGCAAAGATATTAATTTACCCGGCGTAAATAATCTTGGCACGCAAGATACAACTGGAAAGGCAGCAGGTGTTTATTATACCCAACAAAACGAACCCTCATCACCAGTAAATGGAACAATGTGGTTAGATACTAACAATAATAAATTAAAAATATATTATGGAGTAGTATGGAATACTATTGCTAATTTAAGTTCAACTGAACCGGAACCAGAGCCTGAACCTGAACCAGAGCCAGAGCCAGAACCAGAGCCAGAGCCTGAACCAGAACCAGAGCCAGAACCAGAGCCAGAACCTGAACCAGAACCAGAACCAGAGCCAGAGCCAGAACCAGAACCAGAACCAGAGCCA